TATATTCTAAAAACGAATCTAATTGCTTAATCAGCATGTCGGGAGCACCGCGCTTTTTCAGCATCTTTCGGGCGCTCTTTCTAAGAGATTTAAGATCCGCCAGTCCAGGGGCTCCCCGTACGCCGGAATGGTTGATATACCACTCGCTAAAGAATTTGACGGTATTGCTCCAGGCTTCTTCTGCTTCGGGGGTATCGGGCCACCGGTCACGTCCAATTATTTCTTCAATGATAGTCTTGTGGACGCTGGGGCTGTAGAAGTTCCTACTCTTAACCGCTTTTACAAGAGTGCCAATCCAAGTCAGATGTTTGTTGCTGACCGGACCGTACTCATTGTTCATCTGCCTTAAGATAAACGCAACTTCAGAGGGGAGGCCAATATCCTCGACCCCTTCTTGAAGTAGATAATCTTTCCATTTGTTAGTTTGACGCAAATACATCAACTATAAGTAGTTTTGAATTCTACTTTCCGCTTTGTTTGGTTTCGGGCAGTGAGGCTGGCTCAACGCGGCTGTAGTCATCAGCCAAGCGAACCACATCACCTAACTCGGGGGTGCTTACTTCGACTAGTCGAACATCTCCCATTTCCGCACAAAAGCGGTGAACGGTGCCCGGTGATACATGAAAGATGTCACCAGGATCCATTACATGGCGTATAATCTCAGAGTTCTCCTCTGACGGACCCTCTTCGCAGATCAGCTGTCCATCTAGAACCATGATAGTTTCTTCTTTAGTGTTATGATACTGTCGCGACAGGCGATGACCTTTCTTAATAAACAGTATCTTTCCCGCGTATCGGGAGGCTTTAGCCCAGAGAAGTTCGTGTCCCCACGGCTTCTCGAACCGGTTAGCAGTTGTAATCATTCTCTATCCTTTCAAAAGTTGATGGTTTTGTCGCGATAGCCTGTTGGCAACCGTTGCTGGATCCCCCACGACAGTGTGGACAGAGGAACTACCACCTTCATTAACAATGATTGTGGTAAAACGATGATTAGGATCTAGGTCAACTCCAGGCATACCTTCTTTCAAGAGACTATTATAGCCTACATGTTCCCTAACATTAACAACATATTTTTCATTAATCCAAACCTCGCCCAATTCAAACCGTGGCTTCGCAGTTCGTTCCATTCTCGGATTCTTGTCTGTCTTATTAATTACCTCTACAAACCGTATCATCTACAACTCCTTAATAGTATATACATCTTGCTCTCTAACTGACCATTCTTTGCCGTTCCACAAAACCTGTACATAGCCATCTGCCCAGTCTATACCGCTAACTATAGCTACTTTGGGCTCCTCCAAGCGCAGAAAATCCCAAGGTATGTGAACCTGCTTGCTGGTTGGGCTAAAATGCGTCAATCGACTGGCTTGTGGAATGTGAACTAGGTCACCAATTTTACTCTTCTTCACTAATCGGCCCCGTAATACCTTTCATTCTCAGGAGCAGGAGCTTCTCCTTCTGATCTCTGATCGACGCGGTACTTGTCGTAACCTTTGATAATATCCTCAACTTCAATCAGTCGCGTATCAACTGCTAGCAACGCCTTGCGAAAATCCTCAATCATATCCAAAACTTTACCTGTGTTAGGCGCCTCTTCTTCTCGACGTAGCTCCTCCTGAACCGCTTTAAACATATCAATCGCGTGGCTCATATCGTCCGACGAAAGTCCGAGGATCTTAGCGGCTTCCTTCAAAATATCTTCTTCTTCAACTGTGTAAGATAGTTTAACTCTCATTTTAATCTCCTAGGGGAATAAGACTGTCCAGACAGTTTTGACCAATAAACCGGCAACGGAGCCGCCAACCAACCACATCGCTCTAGTATTAGCCGCTTTCCAAGTTTCAAGCTGAATAATACGAATATCCAAATCTCTTAATCGAGCAAACAATCCCGAATCAGGATTGTAAACAGCTTCTTTAATCTTGCTAATATTATCAGCTAATTCTTCTTGTTTGTCAAGTAAAATCTCCAACTTTGTGGACATTTCAACCAGCATTACAGTTAGTTTCTTCTCGTTATCGTCGGTCATTATTGGTCACCTCCAGACACCAGTAAATAGAACTAAATCTCTATAATGGCGTGTGAAGTTGTGATTAATGTTCCAGCAGCAGAGGCAGCATTTTGAAGTGCTGTCCGCGTAACCTTAACGGGATCTATAATGCCTTCTTCAAGCATGTCAACCATTTCATCGGTGCGGAAGTTATAGCCTAGATTGCTTTCAGCCGCTTCGATCTGAGCAAGAATCAAGTCGGGGGATAACCCACAGTTCTGTGCCATCTGTCGTAGTGGAGCTTTAACTGCGTCGCGTACTATTTCAATGCCAAACACCTGATCTTCGTTCTCTGCTTCCACCATTAGAAGGTTGTTAGATACTCGAACCAATGTAACACCACCGCCGGGAATAATGCCTTCTTGCTGTGCAGACTTAACCGCTTCAAGCGCGTCTTCAATACGATGCTTCTTCTCAATCATCTCTACTTCAGTTGCCGCACCCACCTTAATGACTGCTACCCCAGAGGCCAACTTGGTGATGCGTTCCTGAATATTGTCACATTCACGCATGTCATCGGTCTGCATCAACTCAGTCTTCAGCAAATCAATGCGACGATCAATCTCTTCAAAGTCGCCTTTGCCGCCAATCACAGTAGTATTACCCTTTGTAATGTCGATGGAACGACACTGACCAAAGTGTTGTAGCTTAATGTCTTTTAAGCCAACCGTGCCGCCCGTAGAGACGAACTCCGCACCTGTTGAAAGTGCTAGGTCGGACAGAATGTTACGACGCCTCTCGCCGTAGAAGGGAGCCTTTACAGCAACAATCTTCAAAGATCCCCTAACAGTATTCATAATAAGGGCTGCGAGTGCCTGACCTTCAATTTCTTCGGCAACAATAACAAGGGGACGACCGTCACGAGATACAATCTCCAACGCTGGGAGAATCTGGTCTACTGATTCAATCCGATTATCAGTTACAAGAAGAAGCGGGGAATCATAGTGAACCGCACCACGACGTTCGTCGGTTACGAAAGCAGACGCAGCATAGCCAGATTCAACTCGGAAACCTTCAATAACATCAAGTGAAGTATCGATCGTCTTGGCATCTTGAATGGTAATAGAGCCATCCTTACCAGCCTTATCAACAGCAGTGGCGATTAACTTACCAATGGTTCTATCATTGTTGGCCGAGATGGTTGCGATGTTCTCAACATCGTCAAGCGTTTCAATGTGTTGTGCGTTGCTTTTAAGTTGTCCAACCAAAGCCTCCACAGCCAAATCAATGCCTCGCTTTAATTCTACCGGAGACGCACCAGCAGTGATATAACGCTGCGCCTTATTAAGGATGGCGCGCGCGAGGACAGTCGCTGTAGTGGTTCCGTCACCAGCCATAGTGTTGGTCTGGGAGGTTGCCTGCTTTAGAATCTGTGCAGCAGCGTTTTCAAACTCATCGTCCAGATGAACAAACGCAGAGACAGTTACACCGTCCTTCGTAATAATGGGATCATTTCCTTTTTGATGTAGGATAACATTGCGACCCTTCGGTCCTAAAGTTGCCGCAACATTGTCGGCAAGCTTATTAACTCCGTCCAGAACCTTTTGACTCAGGCCCTGTCGGTCTTCAAATACACATTTGGGCATTGAAACCTCACTTTCTTACTCTTAGTATTATAACATACGATTCGTATATGTCAAGTATTATTTATCACTTTGAAGGTCTTTGGTGCGTTCTCCAATAGAATTAGATGCATCAATTGCTGTTTGAGCCTCTTGATCATTCTGTAGCCCATTACCAAAGTAACTTTGAATGTTTGTGGTTAGAACCTTTAGATCCTCAAAGATTGCGAAGACTGAAGTATCAATAATCTCGGAGATCTTCTGCATAAGATTCACAACCTGTTCTTGACCAATCTCAATGGAACCCAGCATAACCTTATCCTGGTTGGCGGGGAATATCTCCTTGCCAGCAGCAAGTGTTTTAATATCCAAAATACGAGGCTCGGTCAGTTCAAACTGGTCTGTATTAACATAGCCGTGGCTGAGCAAGAGAGCTTTCTTTTTCTGCTCCGGGGTAAGATTGTTGTAGGCTACGATCGAGTCTTTGGCGCCTTCTTGTTTTTTGTCTTTAGCGTAAGCCCCGCCGGCTCGACCCATCAGTTCTTGGCGAGCCGCGAGGTTTGCATTGGTTAATTCCGTAACCTCATTGTAGGCGGCTACAACAATTTCGTTGTAAATTCTCAAAGCGGTGACGATGCGGTCTCCGTATGTTTCGATCCATTCTGCTCTCGCAGCCTTGGTAGTGGGAGCCTTCGGCGCCGGTTCAGACAAAAGGCCCATCCTGTAGGCTAAAGCAGCCTCCCGTGCTCCAGTGGGATTGTCCACTGCGCGCGGCATCAGTGGGTCGCGACCGAAGCGTTTGGGAGTTTTCAACTGCGAGGTGTCCTCTGGAAGTCCAACGAGCTTGACTGCATTTACCAATATATCTTGGGAGATATCGGACGCATCTCCCAACTCTTTCACCCGATCGTGGTAAAGTTTAAGAACGTCCTCGGCTTTGGGAGGAGGCGGGATCTTCACATCGGCCACGCTATCAGGATCATTTATAAATCCTTGAGGCAGCCTCATAAGACCTGGGTTTTCCAGACCGCCATTATACATGAGGTTGGCTACGTTATCTAACGTGAAGTCGAAGCGATAAAAGTCTAGACGCCCTGAACCTTGGTCGTCCAGTTTCTTTGTCACAGCTACATACTGCATCTTTTCGTACTTTCGAAGATCGTTTACCAAATCAGTGAAACTACCGCCAACCTTTAGGGAGCCTGCGGTGTATAATTTAAGACTGATAGGAACTTTTTCTCCACCCACATTGGCGGTGAGGTCAGCAATTGTTCCTTCGCCAGTAGCAATCTGTGCGCCGCCCAAAAGCACCCCCAGAAAAGCTTCAAATGAGAAACCAGCCGAGGAAGCGTTGAAGTGGGCGACAATCTTTGTTAGGGTCTTATAGAAAGTTAGATAACCTAAAGCTTTTGAAATACGTTCCTTGTCAGTATCTCCAAAGAAACCCTGTTCAAGAAGTTGAACCGGGTCGGTCTGATAGAACTTTGCTAGACCCTCAACTTTGTCTTTTAGGTCATCTCCTGCGATATCATCTAGGAACTGTTCAAGCTGCTTTCTCTGAGGGCTCGGGATATCAGCCCCTCCTTCAACTGTCTGAACAGAGGACCAGGGAATTTCCGAGATTGGAATATCGGGGACACCATCAAAGGTTAAAGTGATTGCCTCTCTTTGTTCTCTGATTAAGGCTTCGGCTTGTTCTCCACCTACTAATAGACTTAGAACTTCTTTAATTATGCTTTCAGTCTCGTCTTTTTTGGAGTAGAAACTCTCCACCAGTGTATCAATATTCATTTTAAATCCTCGGGAACTAATACTAATTAGATGATTTCATCAGCAAGACCCATTTCAATTGCCTCTTCAGCAGAGAAATATTCGTCTATATTCTTAGAAAACATGTTATGAATCTCGCCAACAGAAAGATTGGAGTTCTCGGCAATCACCCGAACCATATTGTCTTCCATTAAGCGCATTTCATCGTGGCTTGCCTTCATATCGGCAGTGGATCCCATACCGCCCGATGAACAACGGTGCAACATAATGCGAACATTGCGCGTCACGAAACGCTTACCCTTTGTTCCCGAGACCAATAAAGGCACGCCAGCAGAGAACACCTTGCCTGTTCCTAGCGTTGCGATATCGCGGCGTCTCTTCACAATATTCATTATGTCAACAACACCGAACATATCGTAGACAGCACCGCCGCCAGTTGAAATAAGAAAGTGAACGTCCTCTGGGACTTCCTCTCCTTCTTCTAATGGGTTTGGAAAGACCTTCCCTCCGTTTAACTGAACAAGCCCCATATATAATTCTTGAGTTGATTCCTCATTTAATTCTCCAACCAAGCCAAGGGTATTGGGTTCTTCGCCATCCTGGCCAGCTGCCATCGCTGCCATAACCATTGCAGCCTGATGCTCACAGATCTCCTCTTCTTCATCTGGGGTTTCGTTATTGAAAATTAACATTGTTTTCCTATTCTCCCTTAAGGGAATTGTTTAAGAACCGCATAGCACTGTCCCAGTCGTGGAACGGTAACATCGATTTAAAGTGTCGGGGGGCTCTCTTCACTAGCGATACTATAACAGAGTCCTTCCAGTTTGTCAAGAATTGGTCGTCAACTTTCTGGAACTGACGAATCTGCTCCTCTGTAAAGCCTGCGTCGTGCATCGACTTCGACTTTAATTCCTGCAGGAACGATAAGTCCTCTACCATCTTTACCAGCATCCATACCACAGAAACAACAGCCTCTTGCACTATTCTCCAAGTATGCACAATCTCCAGAAACCGAGACAAAAACATACTCGCGAATACGCCGGCGAAGAAAGCCATCGCAGCGATGGCGGTTAAATCATCTGTTGTTAGTTCTAACATAATTCATCCAAAATAAAAAAAGCTGTGAGGGTCACTCACAGCTTTTAGTATACGTTAGGAATTTTGGTTTGTCAACCTATTTCTTAGTGCTAAGAGCCTCCATAAGAATTCTCTTTGCAACTCTCTTCGTGATGGTCTCCATTAGATCATCACCCATCTCGTCTGCATCAGCTGGCTCGTCTGCCATGGCGTCCATAGCATCTGGGGGCTCGTCTGCATCTGCAACCTCGTCAGCGTCAATTTCGACTTCCTCACCCATTGCGTCTTCAAGGGCGCGCTCAAGGGCTGAAAGGAAATCATCAACTGAAACCATCTTGCCTGCATCTGCGGCTGGCTCCTCAGCTGGTGCCTCTATCTCTGCATCTACTTCTAGTTCCTCGTCACCGGCAGCATCTTCCATTTCGGCTGCGTCGACTTCCAACTCTGCATGCTCCTCTTCCTCAAGACGATCGGCTGGTCCGCGGCCTCTGCCGTGACCTCTTCGTGCGTCCTGTAGACCTCCACCAGCAGCGTCGGTGCGGACTTCATCCATCTCGTCTTCATCTCGTGCGTGACGCATCTCGTCAAGATCGTCTTCATCACGGCGCATGCCACGCATGCCCTCTTCCATCTCTTCCTCATCCTCACCGCGCATGCGCATTCCTCGACCTTCTTCTAGGTCCTCATCAGCGTGCTTCTCTTCGGTAAGACCCTCTACAAAGCCTGGGGTCAAAGGCTCTAGCCTAGCTAGCTTCATGAACTGGCGAATCTGTGACTCGCTTAAAATTGTTTTATTCTTTTTGGACATCCTGCAAAACTCCTAACATTATTCGCGAATATGCTATTTTTAAATAGTATTTTGATCTGATAATGTCTTTTTTAATTTAACAAGTGATTCATCGACTAATTGTTTTGCCCTTACAATGCTCACGCCGTGGCGCTCTCCTATCTGTTTAAGGGTCATAGCGCCGTGTTTATAGACGGCGATATCAGTACAATTTAAATCCTCTTCGTAATCTAAGTGCAACCTGCATTCACTTTGCGAGCAGGGTACGTGATGTATATAGCATTTGCTGGCACATTCTTTCATAACTCTGGTAAATCCTCTTCTAATATATCGAATATGTTTTCGATGTCTTCTTCAGTTAGCGCAAGGTCTTGTAACATTTTCTCGCCATCCTCACGCAGTTTGCGAGATTTAGTAACACGCTTTTTAGATTGAACTTTCTTGTTAATTTTGTAGTCGTCAAGAAACTTCATAAAAAGTTTGTCTTGTGATAGATAAGATTCAACGCAGTATCGAAAGAACTCGCTCTGTGTTTTAATCTCATCGTAGAACAATCTAATCTTTAAGTTCTCGTGGAGTTTTGAATCCAACGAGAAAGATAATATAGAGTGTCCTTCTGGGTACGATCTTTTCATCTCAAGATATGTGTCCCACTCTCAGTCTGTCCGCTAGAAGTCTGGCGGATAAACCGAGCTTTTGCTTGTAGCTCTGTAATGGTTCGTGCTCCGGAATATGAAAGTCCCGAACGAATGCCGCGGTCTAGTTCCATTAGTATATCTGCCACTGGACCCTTACAAGGCACTGTCGTTGCAATACCCTCTAATGACGCTGTTCTTCCACGCCACTCGACCTGAGCATCCTTTGAAGCCATTCCACGGTAAGCCTTAAACTTACCTTCTCTGGTATTGATTATATCCCCAGGAGTCTCATTAGTACCTGACAAGAGAGAACCAAGCATAACGAAGTCAGCCCCAGCTGCCAAAGCTTTGACAATATCCCCCGAGTTTCGGATTCCCCCGTCAGCAATGATGGGAACGTTCCTGTCTGATCTCGCGCAATCAATAATTGTGTGAAGGCCCGGGACGCCGTGGCCAGTCTGAACCCTAGTTGAACAAATAGAACCGCCGCCAATATTGCAACGCACACTATCGGCTCCCCAATCGACCAAGTCATTATAACCCTCCAAGGTGGCAACATTGCCAGCCATGATATGAACAGAGTCTTTAAGGATCCCACGCAACTCTTGAAGCGCATGCTTCATTAGTATGTGGTGTCCGTGAGCTACATCAACACAAAGTATATTTGCGCCGTGCCCCACAAGAGCCACTGCTCTTTCTAAATAGTCACCAGACGTTCCTATTGCTGCGGCGACCGAACTGTCGGGATTCACAAGGTTTGCTATTGAGTGCTCTACTATGTTGACTTGCTCTTCAATAGTGTTGTATCTGTGAACAATAGCCAGCCCACCTTCGTCAGCCATTGCCACAACCATATCCTTTTCAGACACAGTGTCCATTGGACTGGCAATAATTGGCAATCTAAATTGATTGTCTGATAAGTTTGAAGTAAGTTTAACTTCGTTCCTGCTTTTAATGTCCGAATACTGCGGGACCAGTAGGACATCATTATAAGTTACTGCTTCTTGTATCATTTTATCTTCTCCAATGCTTCCGTTATTTTACCCCAACAATCTGGGCAAGTCAAGCGAACTCTATCTTCTACTACTGATACTTGCCAAGTCTTAACTGTTTCGTGGTTCCTCACAAACGGAATTCCACAAACACAACATTCTTTGGGATGGTCAAGGAAAGCAGCGGTCTGCTTTTCAAGCTTCTTCTGAGCTTCCTTGCGTTCCTTCTTTCTTTTGTTTGTGTTTACTTTTCTTACCTTTTTCATTGATCTTTAAAAACTCTCTGTATTCTTTATTAAGGTTATCATAATATTTCGTTTTGCGCAAGGACTTATGTGCATTATTTAACGCTTTTTTGTGCGCGATATTTATCATAAAGTAAGGCGCTTCTGCTCTTGGGTTATACCCCTGCACTTCCACCTCGTCGTTTGGGTTGAAACAAATACATTTATAATCTTTTAGTCCCAACCTTTTTAAAATTGCATTAACAAAAACCTGAAACGGTTTGGTGTTTTCAGCTGATAACTCGTGTGGAAGTGCTATCAAAGCACTATCATAATCTGATGCTGCGAAATCTTCAAGAAGATCTTTAATTCCTTTGTCTTCCTCGTGCATCATAACAACCATTAGTTTATCTTTAGCCAACTCTGGCGCAGCAAAGGGACAGGTGGCCACATCATTGAACTCTGGTCTCTTCTTATTCAGAACATTGTTAATGTAATCAGCTATTTTTTGTTTGTACGAACTTGACATGACGCTTTAGGTACCACTCCGCTTTCTTTAAATCTTCAATATTATCTTGTGATTTCTTGCCGGCTCTTGAAATGTATTTGACGACATTACCAAGATGAAAGTTTAAATCCCACGCTTCAATAACTTTAATTGCTTCGTAAGTGTTGTCCTCGCCGCCATAATGTCCTGGGTGATTTACTTTTTCAGCCATTATCCCTAATCCTTCTGTAGGCTCCAACTGTCTCAGGGAATAGATCCGTAGCGATCTCCAAGCAAGCCTCAGCAACCTTTTGAATCTCCCATTGCGCGCCTTCGTGTGTGCGAAGGTCAACGAACTTCAAGAGGTTAGATAGATTAACTGTGCCATAGTATTCGGTGTAGAGGTTCTGCGGTAGAATTCCTCTTGCCTGCTCTCGGCAAACGCCGGCTTCAATCATCTTGTTATAAAGAGCGAGACAATCCTTATGATGAACCTGCAGCGCATTGCTAACAGATGTTTTATAAAGCTTGTTCTCGCCCGGAATGTAACAACCGATATCAGGATCGATCAACTCTTCGGCGTTTGATGCTTGTCGGTTTGACTTATGCTGTGTTCTGAAAGCCTTTGGCTCATAGAATCGGAGATCCACATCAGTATACCGCCGGGATATCTCATTATAAGACCAAGTTCGATGACGGTGATGCTGACTACGAATATATAAAGGTACACAAAGGCGGTAAGTGACAAGGTTATGCTCCAAAGTTGAGGTATGTCTATGTTTGATTAGATAGTTGATCAGCTTCTTATCTTTGTTATCCAGTTCTTCTTTCTGGACTCCAAATGAAACTCTAGCCGAGTTGACGACGGTAAGGTCAGACCCCATATGTGAAACATAATCAACCTTTCCAATACCGTCGCCGTATAAATCAATAGACTTACTGTAACTCATTAAATGATCTCGTCAATCACACCCAACTTAAGAGCTTCTTCCGCGGACATGTACCAATCAATCTTGTTCTTAAGAATGTCGTTTAACTTCTTCTTAGAGATGTTGGTCTTTTCCAGGGTAATATCCTCTATCATCTTCTGAAGGCGCTTAGTTTCCTTTAACTTCTCCTCCATGTCCTGAACCTTACCGATAAAACCGCTAGAGACCTGATGGTAGAGTGGAGTGGCGAGATTGTATGCAAACCTCTTGTGGCCACAGATTAGAATCATGAAACCACAAGACATAGCTGCACCAGTTACAATAGTGTGGATTGGAGTTTCAGATCTCTCCATAACCCCGAGCAATCCAAAGCACTGATACACAGCGCCCCCATACGAATCAATGTGTAGCTTAATTGGTGCCGCCACGTATTCTAGATCGTGAACGGCATACAACTTCTTCAAGTGAGTATCACTGGCATTAATACCGATGATGCTCTGCGTGAGCTTATGCATTGATTCCTGATTAACTTGTTCAGGAAGATACAGATACCGATCCTTTGGCAATGGTAGTGAAGGAGGCATTACTTACCCGTGCTCCCTAGCGCACCCTCACCGCGGTTAGAAATGGTAATGGGATGCCAATCATAAATATCTGGATCGTCAGAAGCAACAAACCGAGCGTGGACCACTGGCACAACGACAGCCTGGGCAATCTTGTCTCCGGGTTCTACAATCTGGAAGTGACTTCCAATATTGTGAAGGTTTACGAAGACCTCACCATCGTAGCCGGAATCCACCACGCAAGCTCCAACTAGAAGCTGACGCTTCGCTGCCATACTGGATCGGTTCTTAATCTCCATCATATAGCCGTGCGGGATCGCAAAACGTAGCCCGGTAGGCAGTAACTTGCTTTCTCCCGGCTCGATGCGTAGGGCACGGACTGCTTTGTCCTCGGGGTTAAATCGCAAGTCTAAACCTGCATCTGACGGGTTAGACCTCGTCGGGGGTTCCACATTATCGTGAACCATATGGTACTGCAAAATCATTTCTAAATCCTTTCTGGTGATTCTGAAAAGACAACTCTAACAGTTGCCTTGGTGTTGAGGTAACGCTTGATATATTGTTTCCAAGATGTCTCCGTTCCCAACTTAAGCATAATAGCATCATTATCGGAAGAACGCAAGTTCCAAGTGCGCGCGGAACGCAGAATATCTACTTTATTAATGATTACATCTGTGACACCATTAATATCAACTGCTTTCTTTAGATTCCGAATATTAAGCCAATTGCACTGTCTCGGGCGTCCGGTGGTTGCACCGAACTCTTGACCGAGTTGTTGAAGAAGATTAAATACTCTTCCTTCTCCATGGAACTCCTTGGCACCAACATAAGTGTCGTATGCCTTAGCCACTCCGTATACACGGCGAACAGCCTGCGGCGGGATGCCGTTTAGGAGCGCCCCAGCGGACGTACAGTGGCTTGAAGTAACATAAGGGTAGTCTCCCCAGTCAATGTCCAACCCAAAGCCTTGAGCGCCCTCACAGAGGATGATACTGGAACAATCAAATTCCTCATCGGAATCGTACAGTTCTGTATACAAATCAATTAAGTATGGAGTACCGGCGAGTGCCTCGGAAGCAAGTGTCCCTCTACGATCATACTTATCCCGATAAGCGGGCCCGTTCCCTTGTTTGGTGGTGCCGAGCGTTGTGTCTTTACCGTCCTCTTCTAAATGAGCATCAGTAATGATGTGAGCGTTGTTTGCAATATAAATCAAACCTTCGGTTTTAATTCCGCCATCGTGAAGCATCTGCAGTTCTCTCTGGAACTGATCGATATTCACAACACATCCATTACCGATAATGGACTTTACTCCAAAGAACACCCCGGCAGGGATATGGTGCGTTACAAACTTAACGCCTTCGTGATAAATGGTATGACCAGCATTGCAGCCGCCGTTAAAGCGAATACAATGAGTGTAGTCCCCATTCTTCAAAAGGTGATGTGTTACTTTTCCTTTGCCCTCATCACCATAAGACAAACCTACTACGATATCAGCTAACATTTTTTATCCTAACAATCTTAGATTTCTTTTAATCGATCGAGTTGAAAAACCCCACGCAGGGTCATAATCCAACTTACCCATGTAAGGACGGTTCAGATGAATCCTGTCCTTGCCCTCAACTATACCCCAACATCGGAACTTTGTCAAGGCAGAATTGGAATCAATTACCTCCACAATCCAATAAGGTTTACCGTTTTTCGTTTTCTTGCGAATGATCTCGCGTGGGATAAACCACACAAGCCCCAACTCTGGATCGTAATCCGAAATCGCCGGAATGTAATATTCATCCAGCTTTTGCTGGACCTCCGGAGTTACAACCAACGACATAGGAAAGATTCCAGTGATTGTCGTTAGATTCTCGATTTCTTCCGCCGAAGTGAAGTCGCCTTCGTCCTTGTACTTGTCAATGTTTTCATTGAACTTCTTGCGGTTGTAGACTCTATCGACCGCGACAGCGGACCAATAATGTTTGCGGCCCGTAAAGCGGTCATCCATTAGACTATTCATTGCACCTGAGCGAACCAAGCAATCCAATGCTTTCTTATTTAGCTTGCTGTATACAATGTCGTCGTGGAATAGAAACTCCTCGATATTCGCGAACGGACGGTTGTCGACAATCTGCTGGATCGCTGCGTCACCTAGCCCCTTCAAGCCCGCAAGAGGCTGAATAAGCTTGCGGTCATCATCGGGATCGATCTCCCAAACAAATGATGAGCGGTTTACGTCTGCCTTCTCGATAAAGAAGCCGTTCTGCTTCGCGATATTAATTGCCTTTTCCTTTCGCTTCTCGGGCTCCTTGTCCAAGAATGAAGCCATCCACTCTACCGGGTAATAATTCCATAGCCACGCGCATTGGAACGAGATAGCCGAATATGAAATAGCGTGAGACTTGTTGAAGCCATACCCGGAGAAGTATTCAAACCTCTCCCACATATCCTCGGCTTCGCGTTGGCGAATCCCCTTCTCCACGCAACCGTTGATAAACTTCTGCTTGAGTTGGTTCTTAACTCGTGCTCCCTTACCCGTTCCCTTCTTCGTTAGCACCTTACGAAGCATATTGCCTTCGTCTAGGCTTAGATCCTTGCCGAGCTTGTGGGCGAGCAATGCAATCTGTTCCTGGAAGATAAGGAACCCGTAAGTTTCCTCCGTAACATCCTTAATATGATGATTCATGTAATCAATCTCGTCTGCGTTCTCCTTAGCTTGAATATACTGCTCGTGAACATTTGCCGATAGAGGACCCGGACGATAAATGGAGGTAATAGCGGAAATGTCAACTAAGCTCTTGGGTTTTACGTTCGAACAGAATTCCTGTGCCCGCCCTTCGGTAAACTGAAAAATTCCCGCGAAATTGCCCTTCTGAAAAACATTCTTATACACCGCTTGATCGTCAAAATCAATCACGTCCGGATGGAGGTGCTTGTTGTAGAAAGCCTGAACATCCTTGAATGTCGGCTCTGGAATATTATGATGCCGAACAAGAATGTGACGGACCGCACCTTCGATCATCCGAAGCGTGGAGAGTCCCAACAAATCAAACTTAATAAACCCGAGCGGTTCCAAGTGACGAAGGTTTTGACCTTCTGCCCACGGAGACTGGCGAACACCACCTGAACTAATAATTGGCATATGCTCGTTTAGGTCGTCTGCAATCAAAACACCCCCCGCGTGACGGGAGCAGGAACGAACCTGACCCACAAGCGCCTCAACGTGTGTTTTGATATGCGGATGCTTTACAAGGAACCCGCGGAG